CGGTGGCAGAAATCCGATCACGGACCGGATGTAGGCGGGTGCGAAGTCCATCGCGCGGATGACTTCAGGGAAATCTTCATTGATCCTTCCTACGGTCCCCATCTGCGCCTCCGCGTCGATCTGTTCGACGCGAACGTAATCGCTCTGTATCGCAGGCGATGAGACGGCTTGCACCGGTGCCTCTCCGCCACTGAGGTAGCCGTCGGGCATAGCGGCCGCAAGCTCAATGGCAGCAGCCTTTTTCTCCCCGAATGACTTGTCCTTCAGCAACAGGGATAGCTCTCCCTGATTGATCCCGGTGGCGGCGACAAACGCGGCCTGGCTGCCGTCATGGCGCTCATCGATCCACTGGCGTAGCCGGCGGCGGCGTGTGGCAACGGTAGGGGAGTCGGTCTTCATCCTCGGAGTTTCTGTTACCGAAGGGTAATTTACCAAACGGTATTGACTTCGCTTTACCATATGGTAATTTCCTTCATATGGAGACCCTGCGCGCATACCTGAGAACCTTGCCCCCGCTGGAGCAGGCGGACTTCGCCCGCCGTTCTGGCACGACCATCGGCTACCTGCGGAAGGCGTTGAGTAAAGGCCAGCGCTTTGGTGGAGCCTTGGCGCGCCAGCTTCACCTCCAGAGCTCGGGCGCCGTCGGCCTGACGGATCTTCGCCCTGATATCTGGCCAGCCGACGAGACCATGCCTTCGGCTATCCAGCAAACCGCAGCGCTGATCGACAGCCGCATGAGCAAGCGCGCGCTGCGCGCCCGCCTGGGCATGAGCACCGACAAGCAGCTCGCCAAAGTGCTGCAGCTCCCCGCCGAGCAGGTTGAGGGCTGGGCAGAGGAGGGCGCCTTGCCGGCGCTGCCGCAGATCCAGCGCCTGTTGGGCGTGCAGGAACAGCCGCGGGCGCAGCCAGCGCCGCATGACCCGGATGAAGACCGCTACGCCCCTCTGGAGGTTGCCTGACATGCGCGCGCTGAAGCGACGACTGGCGATCCATCGCCGGCTGCTGGCCTTCCAGCAGTGGGAGGTGTTGGCAAAGAGGCTGATTTCCGGCGGCGCGGGGAACGCGCTCCGGGCGCCGTAGGCGCCTGCCATCCATGAGTAGTTGATGTCCATGGCGCACATGTTGCGCCGCACGAATGCCTGAAACCACGTTCACGAGAGCCCCGAATGAACATCATCGACGCAGCCCACAAGACCGTGCACGCCTATCCCGGCGGCAGCGAGTCGCTGGCCCCGCGCATTGCCATGTCAGCGGCGGTGCTCCGGAACAAGGTCAACCCCAACAACAGCACGCATCACCTGAGCCTGGTTGAAGCCAGCGAGGTGATGGGCGTCACCGGCGACTGCCGAATCCTGCACGCCCTGGCCGGCGAGCACGGTTACACGCTTAGCAAGATGGATGGCCCGGTGAGCGGGAGCCTGATTGGCTCACTGCTGGCAGCGAGCGGGGCAAAGGGCGATCTGGCCGACGTGATCGCCGAAGCGATGGCTGATCAGCGCATCACGCCCAACGAAGCCAGCGCGATCGCACAGCACTGCGCGCGGCTGCAGGAGATCTTCGCCGAGCTTGCTCAGCACGCGACCAACGCTGCCGCGAGGGACGCGCAATGAACCATCCGGCACGCTCCACCGACCTGAGCACCAGCCACGATGCCGCCGACTACGTGGTGTCCAGCGGTCTGCAGGCCCACCAGCAGGACCAGAGCGCCAAGGCTGTCACCGACAACCCCGGCATGACCAGCCACGAGCTTTCCCAGGCCACCGGTCTGGACCGGTACATGCTCGCTCGGCGGCTGCCGGAGCTGATCAAGGACGGACGTGTCTGGCGCGGCCCGAACAAGCCTTGCAGGGTCAGCGGCCGCTCCGCGTGCACCTGGTGGCCTGTGGCCCCGGGCCAGAACCTGGCCTTGGGGATCTGACGTGAGCGCACGAGTTACAGGCATGGTCTTCGACCGCTACCCGAACGGCGGTGGCGAGATGCTGCTGGCATTGGCGTTGGCCGACCATGCGCACGATGACGGCACGCACATCTTCCCGTCGATCGCCCGCCTTGCCGAGAAGACCCGTCAGTCCGAACGTTCGGTGCAGTACCAGCTGCGCCGCATGGAGCAATCTGGGTGGTTGGTGCTGGTCAACGCCGGCATCGGCGGGCGCCGCAGTGGGTTCGGTGAAGGTGGTCGTACCCGGCAGTATCGGATCAACCCTGAATGGATGAAGGGTGCAGATATTGCACCCTTTGCAAAGGGTGCAAAACAGGCCCTTAAAGGGTGCAAAACGACGCAGGAAAGGGTGCAAAACGGCGTCGAAAAGGGTGCAACAGCTATTGCACCCGAACCAAGAGCAACCAAAAGCAACCAAGAGCAACCCTCACAGCGCGAGTGTGAGCGCGAGGCCGATCCGCTGGCGCTGACCGTCGAGCAGGTCGAGCGCGAGCTGGCCGGTTTCGGCAGCACGCCGCCCGGTGTCGACCGTGAGCAGCTGGCCCGGTTCGTCCGCCACCGCGCTGCGATCCGCCGCCCGCTGTCCGTCCAGGGTTGGCTGCAGGTCCGCCAGCAGCTGGTCGCGCTGATCGGCGCCGGCCACGACCCGAACGAATCCCTGAAGCAGACCATGGCCGCCGGCCTGGCGCTGCCCGTGATCCCTGTCGCCCAGCAATCCGCAGGAGCAACCCATGCAAGCCCTCAACACGGTTCTGCCGACCGCACCGAGCAGCTCGAGCAACAGTTCTACGCCCGACGCCGAGGCGGTGGCCACGGTGGCGGTTCTGGCTTCGAGCCAGCCGATGTCGTCGACGCCGAGTTCGCCGTCGTCGGGTGAGGCGCTGAACGACCAGCAGACGGCGTACCTGTGGGAATTCTGGAAGCAGATGACCGCCATGTTCCCGGGGAAGTGGGAGCGCGAGAACGGCGCTGCCCCGCTGAAGAAGGACGGAAGCCTGACCATCGCCGCGAGCACCTGGTTCCAGGTGCTGAAGGGCCGCAGCCGAGCCCAGCACGCTCGCGGGATGGCCTGCTGCCTGAGCGAGGGCAGGGAGTGGCCGCCGAACCCGCCGAGGTTCCTGACGATGTGCCTGGACATTCCGGTCATGGCGGCGGTGGAGCGGGAGATGGCGCCGGGCCGACCGCAGAGCGGCTTCACGGTGCTGGTGCGCTCGCTGCTGGACCTGCACGTCTACGCCAGCGCCGACACGGGCTACCAGCAGCGCCAGATGCTGAGCGAGGCCTACGAACGGGCAGTGCGCCACGTGGTCGACGGAAAGCCGGTGCCGGAGCCGGTGCTGGCAATCGAACAGGAGAAGCACGGCGTTCGGCCGGTCCGCGATCGCGACTCCGCGCGCGCTGCGATGGAACGGGCCGCTGCCGAACTGAATTTTGATGGTGACTGAAGCGGAACTGGCCCAGGCCGAGCAGGCCGGGAGTTGGGCGAGGGATGCCTGTCGGGATCGAGATTCGGCACCGCGGTACGAGATGGGGCAGGACGGTGTCAGGCGCCGCCGGCGCTGGCAGGCCGGATGGGACAGGCGGGACCAGGAACTGAGCGCGGCACGCCGCACCACGATGAGGAAGAAGCGCTGATGGACTTCACCAGTTACGCGACGCGGAGCAGGTTCGCCAAGGAGATCAACGCTGGGTACTCGGCGCGGCTCAATGGCCTGCGCTTGAGCGACAACCCGCACCTTGTCTGGATCGATTGCGAGACCGAGGACGGCGCCAATCGTAGGGCGGGACCGCTGAGCGAGAAGGCGGAAGCCTGGCAGCACGGCTGGCGGCTGGCCGACCAGGGCGCGCGCTGATGTGGTCGAAGGCGCCGCCGCCGACGAAGGAAGAGTCGATCCGGATCGAGCTTGCAAAGACCGGGCCCTGCATGGCCTGCCTGGCGCTGCTGGAGCAGCAACTGCTTGAAGCGGAGCTGGTGGTGTACGGCTGCGACTACAACCACGCGAAGAGCGGCAACCGGCGGCGCGGCCACTTCTTCGGCTTCGCGCTCTGCGTATGGCACCACCGCCGCATACCGATGGAGGGGAACACCTTCGCATCGATGCGGCAGATCTACGGCCCGAGCTTGATGGATGGCTCGCGGACCTTCCACGAAACCTACGGATCTGATGACGACCTGATCGCGCAGCAGACCTACATCAACGAGCTGAGGAGTTGGGAAGATGAGCAAGCAACAGTCCGGTGTTTCACAGAGTGTGAGGACGATCTTTGATGCTCGCAGAGCCGACGCGATCGGGCACGCTGAGCTGTTCTCCCTGTTGGGCTTGGACAGCCCATTGTTGAGCGCAGAGCGCAACGCAGTCCGCGATTCCCTGAAATGGCTTGTGACGTGTGGCTACCTACTGAAAACCGGCCGCGCGGCAACCGCAGCCTACCGCTACAGCGGGCAAGGCATGCGCCACAAGAAATCGACCGAAGAGGAGCTGCGCCAGCGCCGCGTGGAGCGGGCTCGTGCCCGCCGCGCTGCTCAGGGCGCGCGCTCCAGCGCGCCTCGGGCCGACAAGATGACCATCAACCGCGC